CTCTACTACACCCTCTCTAAATAGAATGGTGTTCACCTCTATGAAAGCATCAACACGGATGTTAGCATCAAAGCCTCCTACTATATCTACATTGTAGTAGTGAGAGAAGATGCCGTTGTTAACTTTTGTAGCAGGTAGGCTAAAGGTCTGGGAGAACTCCCCAAACACCTTGCCTATGTCTTGTATATTCTGCACCGATAGGTTGAGGGTAATGCTCTCGTCCTTAAATGCATCGGCTCTTGTGCCGTCAATATATAAGTCTACCTTGTTCATTAAAGAGTAGAGTTAAGTTCATCAAATGCGTACTCTAAATCCAAAGAGTATTCAATCAGTTTCTCATTGACTGACTTCTTTTTAATCACAGAGTTTGTAGCAACATTTACCGCTACCGCTCCATTACCTGCCGAATAGTTGTATGTGCTTCCGTCCTTTACAACTGTTCTCTTATCGGAGGTTACTACAAGGACATATTCGGATAGCAATAGTTGCTCCATCACCTCTTTAAACTCCTCCGATACAAACCCACTATTTATAGTAAGCCTACGCTTACCATTGGTGTTGTACTTCTTATACACAGGATTGTGAAGCCCGTATTGGTATGCTCCGTTTTGGACATTACCCGTTATAGTTCTAAACTCATCTTTTGTAACATCAATAGTCTCCTCACTACGCTTAAAGAATGTAGCATAGTTCCAAGTACCATAGCGAGATATGTAAGCCACTAATACAGGCTCATACTTTATCTCACAAACAACATATGACTTACGAGAGTCTAATACATTCCCAAAGGTATCTCTCAACTGAATCTCATACCATTCAGCACCTACTACATCAAGAGTGCTTCCTTGTGCTACCAACCAATTCTTGAGGTTGGCTACACCACTTGGAATAAGTTTGATTCTATCTTCTGCTTCAGTAGTATATAGTTGTGATTCGGTCATCTCATAGTCGTAGTAGCTACCATTGTCTAATAAGATGCGTAAGGTCTTCCAACCTATATTAGCACAACCTATGGATTCTATAGTACCACCATCAGCCTCTACTCTTGCTTTGTACCCCCAGATAATGTCATACCCTTGTCCATAATCACCAAGATATACAGGCATCATTTCTACATTATACTCATAGGTGTTGAACTTATTGTCTGTACTCAATATACCTTTAGGAGCAAGTATGCTCTCCTCATATGAATAGTTAGCACCCTCATCAAAGTATGAGTACCCCTCAATCACTTGGAAGATGTCACTACTACCTGTATCAGTAGAACCGCTATTGTATCCTGTAGAGTAGTCTATCTGTACCCAAGCAACACGACCATTCTGCTCACTCAAGATAGCATCGTTAAATAGCTTGGCAATAGTCGTATTGAGTTGGTCAGCTATTAGTGACGAGATGTCTGTAGTGTGATTGATATTACTACCAAACCCTGTGGTTCTGTTAATAGTGATATGTGGTGATGCGGGTCTTGACGCTCTTGCGCCCGTCCATATGTACACCTCTAACTGTACGCTTTGGATTGAAGTAACACTCGTACCACTCCAAGTAACATAGATTGGTGAGCGTGTGCCGTATAACCCTTGTAATGTGTTTAGTCCCATTATCGTTTAGTAAATTTCAAAAATTCATCTACATCCATAGAGACTGCTTTGAGTACCTCCTCTGGTAACTTCTCAAACTCTAATCTAAATGGTGCTTGGAAGAACTCACTCTTGGGAATCCCTCGTTGCTTAATACTTCTGCTTATTAAGAAGGCTGCCCTGTTGAGGTTCGCCTCTGTCTGCTTCACAAAGCTATTGGTCTTTAAGTCCCTTGCTTTAACTTTCTTTTGAGCCATCCAAGTACGGATAGAACCCATAGGAGGTTGCTTACCATCAAATGCAAATCTACTTCCATTAGGTACTTTGTACTTCGTTCCACTAACCCCTTCATCTATAAACTTACCATAATCTTCCATAGTGAAAGACATAAGTAGGTGTACTCCTGTAGTGAGGTCATAGTCTAAACTATCCTTCAGCTTTCCAGAGGATACTTGTCTTCGTCTCTTTTTCTTACCATCGTTGTAAGTAATAGTACGAGTAGCACCAAGATTCAGCCTCGCTGCCTTGATTACTCTCTCGGCAAACTGCCGTAAGACTCTCTCTGTATTTTGAGTTACTACGGACAAGTGGTAATAGTATTGGCAATGTCTATAGACAAGGTTAGATTCCATCCTACCAATAGGTTCTCAAACCTATCCTCAAAAGGCTCACAAGATGGTGTACCATTAAGTTGGTACTTGTCTTGCATTAAGTCACCTCTCTTCAAGTTGCTCACCAAATCGTTAGCTACCAGAAGTTGAGTGTTTAGAATGTCGTGTCTGTTGTCTACCCCATAGAAGATTTGGTCTTCATCTCTTGGGTCATCCTTACTCACATCAGCAACATCCATAAATAGAATGCTCATTGAGTAGGTAACTCCAATGTCATTGAATGTCACACTATTTATCATAATATGTGACAAGGGGAATATAGTCTGCTTGTTGAGGTCTACATCAAAGATGTCTCCCTCTGTTACGGTGTTCACCTGCTTATTAGCAATAAGGTGTTCTCGTATCTTTGTGGTAATGTCGTAGAAGCTCATAATATGTTAACCTCTATGAGCGAAAGGTGTTTAAGATAGTTTCATTTGCTTACGCTCTACATCTGCCTTCTCCTTGTCATATACCAATTTAGTAAGGCATTGCCTCAAGGGTAGGTTGGTTATAGAATCATATCTTGATGCATCACCACCTGCGAGGTGGTCTACACTACCATACCATCCCCACTTCCTTGAAAAGTTGGCGGAGGCGGATAAGTTCCCATCTCCTTCGGTACTTCCAAAGAGGTCTGGGTACTCTTCAATAACTTGTTGCTTAAACGATAAAAAAAAAGCGTTGCACCTAATGCAACATCTAAAGGAAAGTCCGAATATCCATCCGTACCATTGTAAGGTTCTACCTCATACAAGTTCCCCTTCTCTTTTGTTATGGGTCTATACAAGACCCCAACGGTCTTATGCAACATCTGCATATCTGCAAGGTAGGTGTCTAAATCTATGTACTCGCCAAAACTCATCTCTTCCAGATTAGGCACGAATCCATATTCCCTACCCCTAAAGGACAATCTCCTTGTAAGTGGATGCTCTACACTAACCATCGTTAAAATGTCGTTAGCGATAGCGAGAACATCGTCTGCTCTCATTGCGTGGGCTACCCTCAATGGTATGTTGGCAAATATCTCTAATGCCTTGAGTAGTGTAAAGGTTTCATCTCCTTCAACCTTTAGAAACTTTTGGTACTGCTCTACTGTGAGTTCCCTTGCACTCTCTGGTAGTAATACCTTTACCTCTCTACCTAACTGCGTATGTTCCATATGTCTTATTCTTCTTTCTATTGTAGTTGCATAGAGCCAAGCTCATAACCGTGTCATCGTGTAACCCTGTAGGGTGTCCGTATCTAATGCTTCGTGTCTTTGGGCTATACTCGTATGTGAAGTAGCTTAACTCGTTGTATAAGGGACTGAATAATTCTTTTGATGGTATGTGTACACTCACCTCGTTAAAGTCCAATATAAGCCCCTCTATGATTTCATTCTTGCTTTTGTTCGTAGTGACAAAGGGATGGGTATTTGCATACTGACTCTTTATCTGCTCAAAGATAGGGTCACCTACACCATTGACCTCAACGAGTAAAGAAGCGTTGTACTTGCGTACTCGCTCTACTACCTCCTTAATCATTACTGACCATTGGTTCTTATTGTCCCTATAGATGTCTACAATCCTACCTTTAGAATCCATTAGCGTAAGGACTGTGTAGTCCTCTTGCTTACCTATATCCAATCCTGCGAATACCTTACCTTGTGGTTTAGGATATACAGGGAAAGTACATTGGTCTATGTTAGCGAAGACCTCACCACCACCATCTATGAACTCTGCTAAATACTCTTGCTTGAAGATAGCATCTGGTACTGTTCTCTTGGCATCGTCTATCTCATCTCTTGAAATAAACGGAGTGTCGTAAGAACTGCCCTTATATGATTTGTAGTTAGGGTAGTCATCGCTCTGCCCATATTGGAATAGTTCGTAGAACCAATTCTTACCTTTAGGTGTAGAGATGAAGAGAACCTTCTTACCTCTTACAAGTAGGGTCGGCTTGATAGCCTCACTCCAAGCATCGTCTTTAATGAACGCTGCCTCATCTATGATGGCATAGTCCAGAGTCATACCCCTTATGTTGTCGTATCGTTCTGCACTACGGAAGTAGATGGTACTGCCGTTCTTTAGTTCAAGCTCATTGGTTGAGTAGTTATTAGATTTCACTACACCACTTGCACCTACGGCAGACATCAGTTCTTTCTGCACCTTATTCGCTTGTGAGTATACAGGAGACACCCATAGTATTTTACAAGGGCTATTGTTAAACCCCCAATATAATGCAAGGTTCATACCCATCATAGACTTCCCGAACTGCCGCCCTATAGAAGCTATGTGGTATTTCTCTTTACCCCCTACAATAGATTGTAAGAGTTCTGCTTGAACCTTGTGAGGACTGAAGCCCGTTACTGTCATTCGTCTCTTTCGTTGATAGGTGTACCAAACTCAAAGGTAATGTTCTTGAATAAGTCTTTGCCATCTGCACCAGTAACTTCTTGTCTTGCGAGTTTAGGAATCATATACTCACTTAACTTGAGCATCAAGTCCATCGCTCTCTCTGGGTTTTGGTCTGCCACTTGCTTAAGCCACTCGGTCATATTAGTGAGGTTGTCCTCTACTAACTTTTGATAGGCTTCTCTAATCTCGGCAGTAGTCTTGTTAGGTTTGCCCTTCGGTCTTCCCTTTGGATTGGTTACCTCTCCTTTCTTAAATGCCATTATAAATGATTATAGTTTATAATGTTAACCTACTTCTTTTGTGTTCGTTTAGAATAATCTTCTTTGAGTGTTCGGTCTGTATGAGGCATCATATCTTTGATTGTGACCCTTTGGGTATTCTTTAACATCATACCTTAACAAAGACATCCACTTTTTCTTATGTCTCTTCGTGCCTATAAAATATATGTATCTATGTTTTCTTGGTCTATCAACTACTTCAAATTCATCACTACTTTTCATTTCCTCCGTAGAGTAAGAATCGCATATAGATTTAGAATGTTTATTACTGCCCTTTAGTCTCCATTCAGTCCTCTTTTCGGATAATCCCGTGTATAT